TTCATTTTCATTTCTCCTTTTCTGTGATGGTTTTGTGATATGTAAAAGCCAGCATCCGCAATGGATGCTGACTGAATTTTCTTTATGTTTGTGATACTTCCTTTGTATGGTCTCAGCATACCGGCAGGCACAGAAAACGACGCATTCTACCGCTTGGAACCTGAGAACCAAAGAACCTCGTGGCTTTGTAAGGAAACTGGGGCTTCGCTCTCGGTGAAATAGCGCAAATCTGCCCTATCAGGGTGCAAATCTGCCCTGTCAGGGTGCAAATCTGCCCTGTCAGGGTGCAGTTCTGCCCCGTCTTGGGGCAATTCTGCTCTTGTATGGGCCTTTGAAATTTGGGTGAAAAAAGAAAGCGAGCAGGCATTAAGCCTGCTCGCGGGTTGCGATTCTGCGGAAGTTTTCCACCACACGCTCGTCAATATGGGCGGTACTATTGCAAGAGTCTTTCGCTTCCTTGCGTGCCTCAATAATAATTGTGTTCACGATGTCACTACTCACCCGCTTGGTAATGCGGGTATGGTTCATGTGCTCCGCAAAGTCTACGAGGTCATCTGCTTCGTGGTAATCCAGTCCGCAGCGGCCAAGAAACCCGGCTGTGAGCATGACAAGTTTTTCTCTCACATGAAATTTCTCCTTTCTGGTCAGGCCTTTAGTCGTAACATAGTTGTCCATGTAGGTCGAGGGCAATCACTTCCTGCGGATTCTGCGCCTGAGCAACGAGCGCGGTAAGATGCTCCAGCGTCTCGTCCTCGTCGCGATGAATGCGGAAGATGCCCATATCCGTGCTGATTTTCCAGGTGGTATCATAGCCCGGACGTTTTTCCAAAAGCTCAACTTTTCTGACTTCCATGATTAAATCTCCTTTTTGTGTGTGATAAGTGTTGGGTGGTCTACATCCGTGCTTTTTGCGGCAGCGGCGAGGCGAATGCAATAAGTGTTGGATACTTCCTGAATATATCTCAATACTACCATCTCATTCCCTTCTGAATAACCTTTTTCTATAGGAACCTAAGAACCTCGGCACCTATAGATTGACTTTTGAGTTAATGTGTGGTATAATAGCATCATTGAGAAGCGGAGGTTTAAGTAATGCAGAGAATTTTAGGATTGCTCAATCAGAGTAACAGTCTGGAACATATCGTGCGGCTGTCCGATATTGAGACAGAAGATGACCTCAATCGGTGCATCGCAGACCAATATGCGGTCGCTTTTACAAAAGCACAGTGGGTGGCACGCTTCCCGAAGATTCCACCGGAAAATGTCGTCTGCGCACAGGGAACACTGAATGTGAATGGCTTAATGTACTACGACCCTAAACACGGCATCTGCTTCCCCCTTCATCTGTTTGGGAACTCCCTTCTGTTCGACAAAACGGACGATGATTTTCAGCGGCGGACGTGCAGCATGATTTCGGAGTTGGAGCAGTGTCATGCTGACCGGGATTACCGGCGCTTGCTTCAGCCGGTTGTCAGCGAAGGTACGGGTAAAATCGTCATGCAGCTGCTCCTCGACCTTCTGAATGCAGACGAACCAAACTCAAAGCTGTATACAGCTATCATTCACGAGTATTCCTTCTGTGATGGCGGTGCAGGCGTTCTCGCAAACTCCCCTGATTTTGCGGAAAAGATGATGCGCTGTAAGAGCCGCCAGCAGAAAGCAAGCACACGGAAGAAGCTGAAGGGATTTCCTGATGTGATTCCTGTTTATCGTGGAGAAGGCAGTGAAAGCACTCCATATACCAAGGCTTTTTCGTGGACAACCGAAATCAATACTGCCTATTTTTTTGCATCCCGCCTTGGTGGAGAACGTTCCCGCGTTGTGAATGGATTCGTGAAGAAGGAAGATGTTCTGGAGTATCTTGCTGACCGCAACGAATCGGAAATCATTGTGTTTCCTGACAAGGTGCAGGATATTACAGTTTGCGATTGCTATACGCTGGACGAATTTGCCTTCAACATTAAAAAACCGATGGACGGGTATCGGAACACGGGCATCAGCCGTGTTACCGCAGCAGACCTGTTCTCCGAGGTTCACTCAGCGTACTGCGACCTACCGGACAGCTGTGACCATGATAATACCCATGCGCTGCGTGTGGCGCTTATGACTATGTTCCTCTACCGTGTGCGCGTGCTTTCCCGCTATACCGGCAAGGATACGCCTTTGGGCCGCAGAAAAAATGTAGCTGAGATTTGCAAGTCCCTTCTGTTCGCGGCGGCGTGGCATGACACAGGACGTACCAGCGATTTTGAATCCCCTGACCACGGAGCCAGAAGTGCCGAGTTGTTCGAGAATAGCTATGGTTTAGATGATGTGGCGCGATTCCTTATGACATATCATTGCCGTTCGGACGAGGAGGCAAAAGCATATCTGGATGAACACGCTGACCCTGCCCTCCGTAATGACATCTGGGAGGCGTACATGGTGCTCAAGGATGCCGACGCGCTGGACCGCTGGCGGTTCGGCACACTCAGTTCCGACTTTATCAATGTAAGTATGCTGCATCTTGAGGAGTCCAAACGCCTGATGCCGGTGGCCGCTGTGCTGCAAACGGTAAAATTAACATGAGGTCTGTAAAATTTAGCAACAGCGATACCATGGAGTTAGTTGCCATAATAAAAGAGAAAGACCATGTATGCGTAGATGCTTTCATGGAACCGTCTGGAATTTGGCTCCGCTCACCTAACGAAGAAACCGAATTGCGTTTGCTAACGTTGGGAGATTTTCAAGTAACTGTATCCCGCGTTTGTTTTTCCCATAAGAGAGCAGGGTGCATGACCGCCATATTTGGCTGGCTCAAAAATTTTTGCAAAAGAAACGGTATTCCTCGTATTGTCATTCAGTCCGTGGAGACGAAAGAAATGTCAAACTGGTGCATAAAGAACGGCTTTCAGCCTGATGAATACGCCTCTATGCCGATAGGTGGATTTGTCATAGGGAACTATTTGCTCGACTGCTTCTAAGCCGGCTATAGAATTGAAAAAAGAATGTCTACCTTCGGCATTCGAAAAGGAGAATACTATGAAAAAAATTACATCGCTTTTACTTTCCTTGTGTCTGGCATTTTCCTTGTCAGTCCCCGCCTTTGCAAGCGAGAAAACGCTCCAGAAAGTGAATCAGTACACGCCCGGACAGTTCACCGATGTCCCCGATACACTCTGGTGCGCATCTAACGTCCAGTCCGTCTATGAGTATGGCCTTATGAACGGCGTATCCGACAGCTATTTCAGCGTGAACGGTGAGTTGACCGTTATCCAGTCCATTGTCATGGCCTGCCGCATCCACGCCAACTATTACGGCAATGCCATCGACACCACCGATGCAAGCGTCTGGTATCAGCCCTATGTGGATTACGCGAAAGCACACAAGCTGGTATGGGAGGCGGACGATGCCTACAACAGCCCCGCTCGCAGAGAAACATTTGTGACGATTTTCAGCTATGCCATGCCGGAGGAGGCTCTGAAGGTCATCAACGATGTGGAGGATGGGGCTATTCCCGATGTTGCCGTGAGCGCCGCATACGCGCAGTCTGTTTACCGCTTCTATCGCGCCGGCATCCTGACCGGCAATGACGCCAAGGGAACCTTTGGCCCGCAGACCACTATTACCCGTGGCGCTGCTGCGGCTATCATTAGCCGTATGGCGGACCCCTCTCTGCGGAAATCCTTCACGCTCCACCAGCAGCCCTTTGAGCCGGTTCCTATCAGTCAGCTTGCCAACTACAAGAGTCTCAAAAAGAGTATGACCGATTCCGAATTTCAGGCCGCCTATGACGCGGCGCGAAAAATCATTGAACCTCTTGCTAAGAAGGACCGTACCGAGCAGCTGAAGGGCATTGCGTCGGCGCTGCGTGACATGGTGGATAGTGGCAAGGTTGCATATACGACCTCAGAGCCGCACTACAACGACCCATACGGCTTCTTCGTTTCCGGTGTCGCCTCGTGTGCGGGCTGTACGCGAGCGACTGGTCTGTGCCTGAATATGTTGGGTATTCCCTATGAACACGTCAATGAGAACCAGTACACGCATCAGTGGTGCCGCGTGGATATGGGCGGTGGCGTGTATTGGATTTGCGATGCTTACGGATTGTACTGCGGTCCTGAATCCACGCCGTACCAGCATCCCAATTTCCCCAATGCCTAATTTGCGAATCTCTTGACTTTTTTCACTTCTCTGTTATACTGAACATAGTGATTGTGTCCCGGAATGGTTGTGCGCCACGGGACCTGGCTGGAGAACCCTTTCCCGGTTCTCCAGCCTTTTTTGTTTTCTTTGAGAATGCACAAAAGCACACGAAAAACGCACGGAATGTGTGTTTTCAAAAAAAGAAAAGGCACCCGAAGGGTGCCTTTTCGCAAGGTTGTGATTCAATTCTCCTCCTTTTTCGGGGTATTCGACATTTTGTGTGGGATTAGCTGGGGCTGACGAAGAGCCAGACTCAGCGCAATCCGCAGTTTTGTTGTAAGCATATACAATCAGACAGCGAAATACGCGATGTCGCACTCATCCAAAATATCTTCCACTTCATCACAGTCTTCATCGTTTTCAACAATCAACCTATCTAAAGGACCCCAATCGTAGTCAATGCCTGCTTCATCGAGCTTTTCTTCTACGATGGCACATTCATCCCCATCGAGAATACAGTATCTTTTCATTTTTCCTCCATTTCTTTTCGCCAATTTTCAGACAGATTGAACACCGCCGCATAGAAGGCATCTGCCGCCTCCAGCGTCTGGTTGTCGCGGAAATTATCGGCTGCCTTGCAGATGCGCTCACTCAGGGCAAGAGCTGAACGGTCGAGGAACTCCTCTTTGGAGTGCTCGGTCATATAGGCCGCAAGAATAGCCTTTTTTTCTTCGGCAGCCTGCTTCTTCGTGACAACGCCTTTCTGATATGCCGCGTACAGGGTGCGAAGTGCCAGATAATACCCCTGCTCTGCAAGTGTAAGACCTTTCGGCAGCTCATAGCCCTTCATTGCGGCTTTCTCCAGCTTAACATCCATTAGACTTCACCTCCAGCTTCACCGACTCGATGGCGCGAATGGCGTTGCCAAATCGCTCTGTAAGGCGATAGTTTGCGGCCCATTTCATTGCTGCTTTTTCACTCGGAAACTTTTTAGCTGACATGGAAGAAGCAGAAGTCCATAGTTTGCTTCTCGTGAGTTTCACGATATATGCTCCCGCCCTGTCGCCTTCCGTGACGTGCAGAGCAAACAACTTCTCAGCAGGCTTGAAACTTTTGGCACCGTCAGCGCCAGCCCGTTCAAATGTGACCTTGCTGGCGTGGAGCGTGATACTGCCGAGTTCAGCAATGGCGTCGTCGATGTTCTCAAACACCTTCGCGGCAGCTCTATTGCGTTCGTAATTCCGGCAGCTGTGCTCCGTCTTTGTGTAGTAGCCATAAGGAGCCACTTTCACGACAACCGGTTCGTCATCACTCAGGGATGCCATCTTTTCGATGGAAAGCGGTTCACGGCCCTCAAAGGACAGATACGGGTAGAATTCCGTTACCGTTTTGTCGCTTCCATATACCTTCCACGCGCTTTCCATTTCCTCGGCAAACGCCTCAAGTTCCTGTGTTGTCTTACAGTAGCAGTTGTGGACTGTTTCGCGCTTGTCCCCACGCCATACAACGATTCTGCCGTACAAAGGCGTATTGGGGCGGAAAAAGTTGATGCGTTCGATGTTCATGGCATTTCTGATACCGCTCTCAACCCACTTGAGCACATCCTTGCAATACAGCCACTTTCCGCCCTGCTTCGCAAATTCGTAATCCGCGCCGTCACCGGTCGAGATAGCTCTCGCCCGTTCCAGCAGTTCTTCCGCAGGGATGGCAATGCGCTTATCCTTGTTGCTTAGCGTCATGGGATACCAGTTCCGTTCGAGGACTTCTCTTCCCTGAATAAATTCTGTGCAGTTGTTTGAACCGCTCAAAATCATTGGGATGATGCCTTTTGTCGTTTTTACAAACTGCCTCCCGTAGATAATGGAATAACTCATTTTTCATTTCTCCTTTTCATGTTTTCTGGTGGGATATATAAAAGCCAGCGGCCTGAAACCGCTGACTGAACTTTCCTTGTGTTTGCGATACTTCCTTTGTATGCTCTCAGCATACCGACAGAAACGGGAGACGCCTCATTCCTCCTTCAGGAACCTGAGAACCCGCAATCGTTGAAAAAGGAAAAAGCGCAGAGAGGAAATTCCCCTCTGCGCTTTTTGTTAAGCGTATCTGACCGCCGCAGCGAATACCATCCGGTTGAAGCCGGTGGACTTGCCGCGAATTACATAGCGGTTATTCTGGTAGTGCGTAGATTCGGTGTACCCTGCGGCATAAAGCTCCTCCTCTGTGCCGTATACTGCCTCCAGTGTGACGTTACAGAAGCGAGGGGTGTATACTCTGTCACCCGCTTCCAGGTCTCCGCGTTCCTTGCGGGCAAGCTCCTCACGGTACGCCTGTTTGTATTCCGGCTGAGAGAGAACCGACACACGGGGCGTACTGCTGCTGTCCTCAAAGATGCGATTCACGGAGGAAATGACCTTGCCGGACGCCGCTTTCTTCGCGCAGAAGCGATACAGTTCCTCCTGAGCGTTCTCTTCGTCGCATTCCACGAAGCAGCTGCCATACTGGAAATTGACGCGGTAAATGATGCCTTTAATTTCGTGATACATGATTTTTCTCCTTTCAGTCGGCGCTGTCTTTGCCTTCGCACTCGGCCCATTCGGCCTCACAGGGCCAAATCTCGGAGCCGAACCCTCTGTCCTGCTCCCATTCCTGGAACAATTCCTGAATAGGGGTAGAGATGCGGTCGCTGTCCTCCGGGTCATCGTACTGAAGGCTTTGCAGTTCCTCCATCAGTTCACGCAGGGAATGCCCGTGGTCGAGCATCCATTGCAGTTGAAATTTCTCATAATCGCTCATATTGTTCTCCTTTCTTGGCGGGGCCAGAAATCCGGCCCCGCATTCTGTTCATTTTTTTGACTTCCGTAGTGGACATTTCCGTGGAGCCGTTTCACCGTAGAAAATGATTGGCAGCTTAGTCTCGCCGTCTTTGTGATAGCAAACATAGCCCTTCTGGACAAAAAATCCAGAGCGCCAACTCCCGCCATTTCCTTTCCTCGGAAAGTCATAGGGCTTGGCAAACTCACAGTCTCTGCATTTTTGCATAGATGTCACCAGCCGCACACAGTTGCTTTTCTTGCGTAATAGTCACCAGCTTCTCGCACCGAGATGATGTCGAAGCAGGATTCCAGAGTGTGCATGACCTTACGAATTGTTTCTTCATCCAGGTCTGCGCGTTCCATAGCGACAGCGGCATAACCCAAGCAAGCATCATTGCGCCACGGGCCGTTGAGAGAATCAAGCGTCTCTGCGGGCTGAGCGGCATCTTCCTGAGCAGGAGTTTCCGCATCCGGCTGCTGAGTGCCGCCGTATTCCTCAAATGTATCGAAATCTCCAACCTCCGCCACACCGTCGCAGGTGCATTCACGGTCAACGAAGTCCTTACTGCCAAGTTCGATGTCGCCGGCGTTGCACAGCTCCTGCGCGGTCACTTCGGCGTCGATGCGCTCGGCGGCCCAGACGATAACGGTGCGGGAGAGCGTTTCCTGAACGGTCACGCAATACGGGAGTTTACCGCTCTCCGGAGCGGTTCTCACAGACTCCCAGCCCTTACTCGCCTCTTCGAAGCGCTTGACCAGCTCTTCGGCGGTGATTTCGAGCGTGGGTTTCTGCCCGGTCTCCTCGATGCGCTCCCACTCGAACCACGGGTGGTCCGAGTCCGTTTCCGTATCGAACTTTCGCTCCGGCATCCCTACACGGGACGGCACGAAATACTCCTCTTCGTCCAAGCAGGCGATGATGCGCTGCTCCTGCTCCTCGGTCATCTCACCGAGGATGACGCATTCGTTCTGGACCTTGTAGTTGTCCGCATCGCGGTACAGGTAATGGATTCTGGTATTCATCATTTCTTCTCCTTTTAGTAATTTAATCAAATGCTTCCAATTCGTTGAAAAGCTGTTCCAAATCGGCATATTTCCTGATAGTGGGAATATGTCTCCGGTTTTCACAGAGACTTTCAACGGCGCTCTCGTCGAGCTGATTGAAATAGTCAGGACTATCGCAACTTACCAAGCTGCCATAGCAGCGGTCGAAATAGAAATAGTTGCTATGTGGATTGAAGGCTCCATATTTCTTGTTTCCACCGCTGTCCAGACTCCAGGTGTCTGCGTCATAGCCGTCGAAGCCACAGCGCAGAATATCAACCGGCTCTTTTTCGGCGAACAGGTCGTTCAGCTCGACCATAGAACGGCAGCGAGTATCGCCCAAATACCCGTTCTCGTTACAGTCGTCCAACTCTTCAATGGCTGTGTTGAAGACAGACTTGTTATTCTTGAAGAATTGGATGATTTCCTCGATAATGCTGTCCTTTGTTCTCATTGGTTTTTCCCCTTTTCGGATTTAGTGTCTTACGCCGGTATCAGACCGAACGTCTCCTTAAACCAGCTTCTGATTTCCTCCTTGCTCGTCCCCGCTTTGAACGGAATCTCCGTAGGACTTTCCTGCGTGCCGCACCAGACCGTCCACTCTTCGCGGATGCGGCCCGTCGCGTCTCTGGGTGTCTTGGCGTAGTCCGTCCAAAGGGACTGTGCGATGTACTTCTTTGCCCATGCCTGAAGTCCTGTGGCCTCCTGTTCCAACACAGTATCCATGTAGACTCTTGCGGAGATACCATCCAGGCTGTCACCACAATGCGTGTCTATCTGTTTCTGTGCCCATCTGTGCATGAAAGCATAACCAGGCAGGTTTCGGAAACGCCAAATCCGAGCCGCGAAATTCTTTTCGTAGGCATACTGGACGTGATTGTGCTCCTTCCAGCTCAAGGGTACAATGTCGAGTGGGCCTTTCGGCAAATCATCTCTCGTCATAGCTAACACTCATTCCTTTCTTTTAGCAGATTCCGTTCTCCCTGAATTCTGTCAGTAGGCCATAGCGCCGTCCGAGCTGTTCAAAGTGGAACTGTGCAACAGCAACCGCTTCATAGCTCATAGACTGCTTTGCAGCATACTCCTGCCACTCGATAGCTTCCTCACGCGCCATGTTCTTTTTGGCCTGATAGGTGCTCATTTTTTGCATTCTCCTTTACGATTAGATTTGTTTATATAAAAGCCAGCGGCTCTGAAAACCGCTGGCTGAATTGTTTTATATTTGTGATACTTCCTTTGTATGGTCTGAGCATACCAGAAGATATGAAAAATAAGGAATTCTCTCTGTTGGGAACCTGAGAACCTGAGAGCAAAAAAAATAACGCCACCGGCTGCAAGTCGCTGCCGATGGCGCTATAAGATTCGTTTCAGTTTTCCCAGAAGTCGGCGGTATCCTTCAACTCGTCGGCGAGGTATTCTCTCAAAGCCTCGCGGACGATTGCCGACAGTTCGCCGGAGCCGCCCTTGCGTTTCTCACGGATACCGCGCTCCTCCAGCGCGAGAATCAGGTCTCCGCTCATGAAGTACGAGCGTTTTACCAGTTCATCCGGCTTTTTGGAGTCGTAGCGGTATGGTTGAGAAATGGCACGGGTCAGCTTGCGACGCGGCTTTTCTTCCAAGCCAATCGCTTCCATAGAAGGAGGGATTTTGGACGGCTTCTGTGCGACACCGGGCAACTTCGTACTTGCCTTCGGCTCTTCCTGTGTTTCAGCCTCCGGTCTCTTCTCAGACTCCTTTTCCGGTTCCTGCTCCTCCGCCGCTTCCTGCGGTCCGCCGAACAGGCTCGCGTACATTTTGTTCGTATCGAGACTTCCGAGCTTCTTTGCCATATTAGATACCCTCCTTTGCGATTTCGTCTGCCAGTGCCATATAATCCATAGCAACCGTGCTGTCCGGTGCAGCCGTCAGCAAGTCCAGTTCACGGCTCTTGGTCTCTTTTACAATAACTGCCGAACGAATGAAGGTATTGAACACCTTAGTGTCCAGCGCATTTGCTGCCTGCATCGCAACTTTCATCATGTCCTTGCTGTTATTCTGGCGCGGGTCGAACTTGGTGAACAGGATGCCGAGGATTTTCGGGTCCACGTTGCAATACTGCCTTGCCTGCTGAATCGTGTTGCCGAGCTGGGCGATACCGCTGATGGCGTCGGAATCCGCATCCGTGGGAATTAGAATGTAGTCGGCGGCCACAATCGCGTTGGTTGTCAGGATGCCGAGGGAAGGCGGCGTGTCAATGAGTACATAGTCATAAACGTCCCGCACAGCGCTGTCCTTGAGTGCGTTTTTCAGGCGGAAGCTGCGACCAATCTCAGATACCAGCTCCCCTTCCAGACCGGCCAGCAGAATATTGGTAGGTAAGATATCAAAGCGGTCGAAGTGCTGGATAGCATCCTGAATGGCGATGTCCCCTCTGAGGACGCTATAGACGCCCCTGCTGTTATCCTCCGCACCGACCTGCTTACTGAGATTGCCCTGCGGGTCCATATCGACCGCAAGAACTTTGTTCCCGCGCTTTGTCAGCGCGGAAGCCATGATTGCGGTGGTCGCTGTCTTTGCGACGCCGCCCTTCTGATTTGCAATGCAGATAACCTTCATCGGTTTTTCTCCTCTCATATATTAGTTTCAGCGAACTTCGCTTGGTTTCCTTTATGACGTTATTATACCACGCAACAGCTTGATTGTCAATAAGAACTCAAGAGTAAAAGAATGTGGGTTCTCAGGTTCCATCCGTACTCGTTGCAAATGCCGAAACAGCGAGCTTTTCGCCGTCGCTGGTAATGCGAATGGTTCCAAGTTCGTCCGTGCGGTAGACCTTGATGCCGTGCTGGCTGAGACGCTGCAAGGTTGATGTTGCCGGATGATGGTACATTTCGCCCATATCGCTTTCGGAATCCACGCTAATGACCGCGATTTCTGGTGCCACGGCATCAAGGAAGGAATCTGCCGTGGAACCTGCGGAGCCGTGATGGCCTACCTTCAGGACGTCGCTCTTGAGGTCGTAGCCACTCATTTCGAGGCCCTGCTCCGTGTTCATCGTCGCATCGCCGGTGAAGAGGAATGATGTGTTGCCATAGGTGAGCTTAATAACGATGGAGGACTCGTTCAGGTCAGGCATATCCGTATCACAAGATAGAATCTGCCATGTGGCATCTCCCAGCGTATATGTCTCCCCCGCCTTCGGTGTCAGCTGCTCGGCGGAGCTGCTGTCTGCGGCCTCCACTACAGAGCGGTAGGTTGCGGTCGTTCCCTCCTCCTCGGAGAGCATAATGTAATCGACTTCGGAGCTGTACGCGGTAATAACGTCATCCATACCTCCGATGTGGTCCTCGTGGTTGTGGGTGCCAATCACATAGTCCAGATGGTCGATGCCAAGGCTCTCAATGTAATTAGTCAGTGGCTTTCCATCCGGATTGTTGCCGGCGTCTATGAGCATGGCGTTTTCATCGTTGTAAATGAGTATTGCATCCGCCTGTCCAACATCTATGAATTCCACATTGAGTGTGCCAGAGACCTGCGTCCGTGTACCCTGTACCGCCGCGTTGTCCTGACTTGACGTCTGCGTATCGCCGGTGCTCTTATCGCCCTTCCATAGCCCTTGAGGGCCATCCAGTGGACTTGCGATGTATTCGATAGCGTCTATCCATGACTCCGGGACAATCCCGACGCCGTAGCCTACGGACATCAGAATAAAGAAGACTGCGAGGAAGGACGCAATTTTCTTCACAAGGCTGCCCTTTTTATGCTTTTTGCTACTCATGATTTCGTGAGGATACTTGTTGGAGTATCCCATCTCCTTTCAAGAAAATGAAAATTTGGCGTTTTGAAATTTGTACGCTATACTTGGGAAAATGGCAAAGGAGGTTTTCCCATGACGGAATTATTTGATGCTGCCAAAACTTTTTTATCAAGCCTGAGTACAGACCAGCTGGTAGCTCTGTTTATTGGGGTGATGGCGCTGTCCTGCGCCGTCAAGTTCTTAAAGGATACGCTCTCCACCATCGTGAGCATCCTTGGCGTACTGTTTATTCTCTATTTCTTCGCTCCCGGTCTTTATGCTGACCTGATTGTGATGCTCATGCAGGCACTCCGCTGGCTTGGTAGTCTTTTTGCAGGGCTTTCGAGCCATTGACCTCAAAGATGCTCCCGGTTGTCCGGGAGCATCTTTTTTGCCCTTGTTCCGCATCACATTTTCTGCTCCAGCTCGAATTGACACTCCCCACGGCTAAAGCCGGGGGATTCTCGGTTCGATGACCACGGCCTGCGCCATGCGAGGACTTACACGGTCTCCACGAGCGTTATAGGTTCGGGCGTGTCCCGCCCTACCGTATGCGTGGTCTACGCCAAGAGGCGCAGACCTTCTTTCAGGATGTTCTTTGCGGCATTTACGTCCCTATCGTGGACAGTGCCGCAAGCGGGGCAAGTCCATTCCCGGACACCCAAGTCTTTTGTGCCATCCCAGCGAGCGCCACAAGCAGAGCACAGTTGGGAAGATGGGAAGAACCTATCAACAGTGACCACCTGTTTCCCGTACCATGCTGTCTTGTACTCCAACTGTCTGCGGAACTCGCCCCAACTTGCGTCTGCAATAGACCTGGCCAACTTGTGGTTTTTTACCATGTTCTTGGGGGACAGGTCTTCAATCGCAATCAAGTCGTATTTCTGGATAAGCTCGGAAGACAGTTGGTGCAGGGAGTCGTTCCTCTGGTTAGCTACCTTCTCATGGAGTCTGGCCACCCTGATTCGCGCTTTCTCCCGGCGCTTGCTCCCCTTTTGTTTTCGGGAGAGTTGCCGTTGGAGGCGTGCAAGTTTTCTGGAAGACTTGGCAATATACTTGTGGTTCGGATATTGCTCTCCATCGGAGGAGATGACAAAAGACTTCAATCCCATGTCCAGACCGAGCATCGTCCCAGTAGAAGGCAACGGTTCTATTTCTACATCGGTACAGCACAGGGCGACAAAATACTTCCCGGAAGGGTTTCTGGATACCGTAGCCGACAGGATGCGCCCTTTGACCTCTTTGCTGATGCGGCATTTCACAAGGCCCAGTTTTGGCAACTGTACTGCCTTGTCCAGGACCTTGATATTCGTCCCCACACATTTGCTTTTATAACTTTGCTGGTAGTTACGCTTGCTCTTGAAACGGGGATAGCCGGGTTTTTCACCATTCTTGACCCGACGGAAGAAGTTCTGATAGGCACTATCCAACGATTGCAGCGTTGCCTGGAGAGCAGTTGCATCCACTTCACGCAGCCAGTCCAATTCCTTTTTCAGCACGGTTAGGCTTTTATCCTGCTGAAAGCGTGTTGAGGATTTCCCTGTCCCCTTGTACTGTTCCATTCTCTCGGCAAGGAAATGGTTGAAAACAAAGCGGCAACAACCGAATGTGCGGCGTATCAGACTTTCCTGTTTCGGGGTTGGATACAAACGGAACTTATAACTATATTCCATATCCTACCTCACACATCTTTCTGGTTTTCTATGTATTGCTTGATGTCGCCAAGGGGTGCATCACCTACAGTAGAGACAAAATAGGAGTTTGTCCATAAAGAGGGAAGTCTGGAGCGAAGCCAAGCGAACTCTTGTCGCAGAACGTGAGAAGTGCGTCTTTTTAACAGTTTGACCGCCTTATGAACACCAAATTGGGGGTCTACCTCCATAAGCAAATGCACATGGTCAGGCATGACTTCCATCTCTATGATGTCGATTCGCTGTTCTTTGCATATTTCCTCTATAAGTTCCTTTAAGCGAACATCGACACCATCGACCAAAACCTTACGGCGGTATTTTGGACACCAAACCACATGATATTTGCAAGAGTACACCACATTATGATTGCTTTTATATTCCATAAGAACATTATACAACACAACGAAAACTAATGCAACCCACATCAAGCCAAATACGGGAGAACAAGGTGTGGCTTATATCCCCATGCCTAAAGGCAGGGGCTTTACGCCACATTTGATAAAGTTATGCACCTCGATGACAGCCGTTTGGCCATTCCGCAGCACGGCTACATCGAGCGTGTATGCTTTTGGAGTATTGGTGAAGGCTTTAACCATCTTCTCTACGGTGGTCCTGTCAGGCATTTGCCACGGGTCGCCGGAATAATTTTTAAGGTCGAGAATGTTGCCTCGATGAACAAATATGCGCCACTCTGAAACGATGTCGATAGTTTGTGAAACGAAGTAGTCTGTATCGTCCGGCAGCTTCTGTCCTGCGTGGTAGATGCCGGCATAGTCACACTTCACGACGGATGCGCTTTTAATGAATGCTTTGCCAAGGTCGGCGAGGGCGCTTTCGGCCTGCTGCTTCCCATGCGTAACCTGTACCCACCTGTGGGCGAATGGCCTCAGCGGCTCTGGGATGAAAAGCGGAGTCAGCCCGCGTTCAATGCCATACCACCGTCTCAGACCACTCTCAACAAATTCAATGGAGCCGACCGGAATCAACTGTTCCCCGTCCTGGAAGGTGTTCTTACAGGAGCTTGTGAGCATCGTGGCAATAGGGTCTTCCGGGTGCAGCCAGTTATGTCCGTCGATAACTTCAAGCAGCACCGCCGAGTCCGGGAACGGCAGCGAAAAGCCTGAGTTATCGTGAGGAAGTGTCTGGATACAAAAGACCACATTATTCACCACTTTCGTCCTCCTGTTCGGCCAGCACCTTCGTGAGGAGGGGACACTTCTTCCGGTCGTCCAGAATCCGCTTGGCAAGAGTTAGCGCATACTTGTATTTATCCGGATATGCCAGCATCAATGCCATGTATTTGTTTTCGCCGCTTTGCCTGGTTCCAAGAAAGTCTCCCGCTCCACGGATTTTCAGGTCTTCCTCCGCGATTTCAAAGCCGTTGGTGGTTCGAACCATTGCGCCAAGCCGTTGCATCGCTTTTTCCGACTGGTCATTGCTTTGCAGCACACAATAGGATTGCAGGCTGCTTCTGCCGACACGTCCGCGAAGCTGGTGCAGGGAGGAAAGGCCGAACCGCTCGGCGTTTGTGATAATCATTGCGGTGGCATTCGGTACATTGACACCGACCTCAATGACTGTCGTTGCAATAAGAACATCAATCGCTCCGTCCTTGAATTTCTGAATCGTTTCCTCTGTTGTTTCCTTGCTGTCTCTGCCAGTCAGCGTGGCAATGCGGACACCGTATGGCTTCAGCCATTTCTCGTATTCCCTGCTAACTTCTTCCACGGAAAGAACTCCGGCCATATCTTCACTGGAGTCAATCATCGGCGAAACCACATAGCATTGGTGGCCTTTTCTTTTCTGACTCAGAACAAATCGCATGATTCGTTCTTCGTCCGTGGCGATACCGGTAACAACCGGCTTTCTCCCTGCTGGCATCGTCTGGATGGTGTAGAGGTCGATTGCGGAGCCATAAATGACCTGCGCCAGCGTCCGGGGGATGGGGGTGGCACTCATGGTGATGCTGTGAACGCCCGCCGCCGCCTTTTCGACCAGAGCCGCCCGCTGCGCAACACCGAATTTGTGTTCCTCGTCCGTAACCGTGATACCAAGGTTCTTATATTCAACGCTCTTTCCGATAACGGAATGCGTACCGACGATGATATTTGCCTCACCGCTTGCAATGGACGCCAGAACAGCCTTCTTCTCCTTCACTTTCATGTTGGAACCGAGATACGCGATGTGGAAGCCTACCGGCTCCAGAATTGCGCATAGGTCGGCATAGTGCTGTTTTGCGAGGACTTGCGTGGGAGCCATCAGGACGGCCTGATATCCGTTCTCCGCAAGTGCGGCCATCATTAAGATGGCAACGATGGTTTTACCGCAGCCGACATCACCCTGGACCAGTGCGTTCAGGCGCTTCCCTTCCCGCACCTTCTGAATCATGGAATTCACGGTATCCTTCTGGTCCTTCGTGAGCTGATATGGCAGGTTTTCCGTGATTTCCTTTATGGTGCCAAGCGTTTTAATATTGAAGGGGCTGCCAATACTGGAGCTTCTGGCCGCGTATTCATTACTCATGGCGAAGTACACCATATCGTCCAGAAGAAGACGGTCATGGGCCTTTTCTATCTGCGCCATGCTCTGCGGGAAATGGACAGAGTACAAAGCCTCCCGCATAAGCAGCAGCTTCTCGTCCGCAACCATGTCCGGAGGCAGCGTCTCTCCCAGCGCCTCTGGCATACTGACTGCTGCTTCCATTTTTGCAGACAAGTAGTCCATGCTCATGCCGGGAATTTTGCTGTAAACTGGGATAATACGCTTTCCGATGCTGATACGAGGCTCAAACATTTCCGGCGAGGTCGCCGAGTAATTGTCATATTCTGCGCTATATTCGAGTTTTGCGCACAAATAGACCTTATGTCCAACGAACTCTTCGTACTTTGCCGCGAGATAGTTTTGATGGAACCATTTGACGAAGATACGCTTTCCGTCTTCCGTTTCGCAAAACACAATCATCAACGGCTTTCCGTTGTTGTAGGTACAGACTTTATTGACCGTTACGATAAGACAAGAGATTTGGTCATCCGGCAAGATTCCAGTCTCTCTGCTGAAATCATTGTATTTTCGCGGAAGGTAGCGTACCATGTCCTCAACAGAGAAAATACCTTTTCCGTTGAACTGCTTTTCCTTCTGCGGGGTGACACCGATAGCCGACAATTTCACGCTTTTCCCTCCTTTCAAAAAAATCAAATATGCGCCCGGATATCATCTGCCAGAAACTGTACGGTCGTTTCCCCACGGAAGGTATTCTCTCCGAGACTGCCAACCGCGTCGATGACCTCCGGACTCCCCATGCTGCGGAACGCTTCCGCCATGTTGAATGCCACCACGTTTCCATTCCTTCCGGACAACTTGATGTGCGTTTTATTCGTGCCCATCTCCAGCATACCGAGCGCCTGAAATCCTCTCACCATACACACGGGTTTTGGGACACCCTGTCCGAACGGTTGGTACTTCTTGAGCGTCTGAACTGCCGCTCCAAAATCCTGGGGCTGGAGCACAATGTCATAGCGGATATACTCGCCCGCCTGTTCAATACCGGTGCAGTAATCCCTTGCACGTTTCCTGAACTCGGAGACCTCATTGGGCATCAAAGATAAGCCCGCAGCACCCACATGGCCGCCGTATGTGATAAGCAGGTCAGAAAGAGTGTCCAGCATAGCCTTCATGTCAAAATCTCCGTAGGACCGCCCCGACCCTTTTGCAATGCCATCTTCCGTTTCGACCAGAACAATGGTTGGAACATGATACTGATTTGCCAGCTTGCCAGCAACCAGACCAACGATGCCCTCCGGCATTTTCTTTGCGAATGCAACGAGTGGCGCGGACAGCTTCTCCTGCGTGTCAATCGCGGCGCGGATTTTGCCCATCCACTCCTCAACAGTCGCTTTCCGGTCGTTGTTGATGGCAACCATCTTTCCAAGATAGGTCTGTGCGTTGTTGTTATCCGTACACAGTAGGGCCTTCAGCACGGACGTTCCTCCGGCATTATACATACGCCCAGGCGCGTTGATAAGCGGCGCGACGGTGTATGCGATAGTCTCTTCATTCATCGGAGCGCCGGAGGAGGCTGTCCAGAGCAACTGATTGATGCCGGCAGGCAGATGCGCTTCCCCGCTGTTGACTCGTCGCAGGCCATTCATAACAATAGCTCGGTTATCACCCGTCAGCGGCATGGAGTCCGCAATCGTTCCGATACACGCAAGTACCAGTAAATCATCCGGCATGGCGCTGATGTCCGCAGCGCGGAGCATATACTGCGCCAACTTGAACGCGAGGCCCGCACCGCAATATTCCTTGTACGGGCTGGAGTCTCCGTCCATGTGTGGGTCACAAATTACAGCGGCGTGTTTCGGTTCACGGCCATCTGCGAGATGGTGGTCCAGCACTACGACCGTGTTACCGTGCTCCGTGGCGGCCTTGTCCAGAACGTCGCCGGCCGCGATGCCGTTGTCTACCGTGATGATAAGGCTTTTTTCGACGCCTTCCAAAATCGAATCGGATACGCCGTATCCGTCCGTGAATCTGCGGGGGATGATGGGCCGCACCTTGACGCCCATGCTATACAGGAGCCGCGTCAGAATCGCGGTCGAGGTGATGCCGTCCGCATCATAGTCGCCGACAATCACGACGGGCATATTCTTGCGGATACATTCCTCAATGGTCTCCCCCGCCTGCTTAATGCCGCAGACTTGCTCTGCGGGCACTTCTCTCGGCGATAACAGTTCTTCTGCGCTTTGGCCCGACATAGCGAGGATTGCTTCCTCAACCGAATGATAAGCCGTTTTATTCCGAATCCATTCCATTGCTCAAAAATTCCCTTCTGCGGACGAACGCCTTCGCACAGAGGCATTCTCCATCATCGCTCTTACAGTAGTCACAAAGCTCCATCCCACCGCATGGCATCTCAACACCATATTCCCGTTTCTGAGCCTCTTTCAGCACCTCGTCGAGTGCTACGAGGATGTCATCCGCATTGAAGAAGAAGTCATCAGGTCTTTCCTCTTCCTCGCCGCAGCCGTCCGCATATTTTGCACTCTCCGCACAGGCCATTTGGTCGCACAGCTCGTTATACTGATTGCCGTTGTGTCCTTTCACCCAGATGAAGGTGCATTTTCGTTGTGCTGTCAGCTTATCAAGCTCCTTCCAGAGGTCCAGGTTTTTTACCGGGCCTTCCTTTCGCTTCCAGCCGTTTTTCTTCCAGCTTTTCAGCCAGCCGTTATTAAAGGCCCGCACAACATACTGGGAGTCGCTGTATATCTTAACGCTGGTTGTGTATTTGTCCAGCGCCTTCAAGCCTCGAATAAGCCCCATCAACTCCATACGGTTATTTGTCGTATCGCTTGTTCCGCCAGACAACTCTATCTGCTTCCCGTCGCAAAGGACGATTGCAGCCCAGCCGCCTGGACCGGGATTGCCGATGCAAGAGCCGTCTGTATAGATGGTTGCCTGCTTTCCTATCACCGGAATTCTCCTTTCTGCCTGTATTCTTGAGAATACAAGCACTCTGGTTCTTTGGTTCTTATTATACCACATTACTGCTAAATTGTCAATTTATTGCGTGCTTATTTGCAGGCATTCTCCTGTTTTTCTGTGAACTTGAATCTGTGTGACAATAAAAAAAGCGGCCATACGGAAAAAGCATGGTCGCTCTTTATTTATGGCCCAAATTTCTCTTTATATGGAAATCTTTCCGTAGTGCATAATACAGGGTGTCTCCCTCTGCCTTAATGGTTGGCAAGCACTCTCCCGTGTTGTCTCGGATATACGCAAGGCACAGAATCGTGCCAAACCGGCAATCGCGCAGCCGCCCTTCTGCTTGCGCACGTCTGACCAATTTCATGCTTGCTTCGGAACATAGTTCAAGCCGATAGATTTCTTCATCGCCGATGTACGCCCACGAAATCACAAATGTGTCGAGCCAGTTCCCCATCCGCTCGGATTCTTTCTGCATCCAATGCCGGATTTCGGCCTGGGTTGCTGTCCAATGGATATCGAACTTCTTCGTGTTCACTATACTCCCTCCTCCACAGGCGCGAAATAGACCTTATTTCCTCTGCGGTATACCTTGCCCTGTGTTACATAGTCAACGAGGCACAGCTTTCCTGTGATGCTGTCTCGATCTTCTACGATTTTGTGACGGTAGAAACGGTACTTCCAACCCTTTTCCCCGCAGGCTCTGTCACCGACTTTCAGTTCTTGCCACATGGCATACAAATCGGCAATGGAGAGAACCTCTATTTCCTCAAAGTCTGAATCACCGTCCTGATGTGGACAAACCGTGAAATACTTATCCGTTGCGATTGTCTTTTTTACAAAATGCCCATTTTCTCGTGTCTGAAGTGTGATTGTATGCTCCATTATCAACGCTCCTTTTGGGTCAGAGATTAAAATTGCAGAATTTGGCTGGATGCCTATTTGGTATCACTATAAGTTGTAATTGACACCAAATGTGCGTGTTGGCTGTGTTATTTTTGCAGCGTGTGCGTGGGGCGTGGACTCCTATTTGGTGTCGATGACATCTATGGTCTACACCAAGTAGGTATGCAAAGCAGCTCCTCTTTACAAATTGCCCGTTATTTTTAGATTGATTTTCACCTTCTTTTTGTCGTCCACGATGATAGAATCTATAATTCTTCTGAGGTCCATATTGGTTGCAGATTGCAGGCTGAGAAACCGCTCAATTTCCGCCATCGCTTCATTTGTGATGCTTTCGATGGTCCTTTCCTGTGTGCGTTGTCCTTCGAGGAGAATAAGCTGGTCATCAATCACATTGATAGATTCGTTGATTTCTGCTGTCTTACTTTTCAACGCTTCCATCGTGATGATATCATTGGCGTACATCTCCATATACTTTTCCAGCTTTGCCTTCAGCTTGACCTTTTTCGCCTCAAGCGCTTGAGCGTCTGGCTTACTTCCCTCCACCGCATTTGCTTCCTTAAACTTGCGTGCGATTTCCTGAGCGATGGATTCTTTGTTAGAGACAACCTCTCTCAGGTAGGTGGAGAGTGTTTCAATTAGGTCATCCTCTCTGACGATTGTGTTGTTGGAACATCGTTTTGCGGTATACTGGTTGTTGGTTGGACATCGCCAGTAAATGTAATCGGAGTTTGGATAATGCGTCACTCTTCGTGAGAAGGCCCGTCCGCATTCCTTGCAGCGTATCAGGGTGCTGAATAAATGCCTGTTGCTGTATCGCCCGGTGAAATGCGTGTATTCGGTCGCGTATTGTTTTCTCCTCTGCTCCAAGATTTCCTGTGCCTGCTGGAAGCGTTCTGGCGTTATGATGGCCCATTCCGGGCGGTCATGGTGGTAATGCTGTTCCTTCGGCAGCGCCTTCGTCGTTCCTTCCAGAAAGTCCACAACGGTGTAGCGGTGATTGATGTAATGTCCGCTGTAAATTGGGTTCTCCAGTATTCTCCGTATGTTCCTCTGGTTCCAATCGTTACCATACTTGGTTTTCATCTGCTTTTCGCCAAGTGTGATGGCGATAAGGCGGCATCCAAGTCCCTCGTCGATGTAGAGATGATAGATTTCTCTGACGACCTCCGCTTCCCTCTCGTTGATTTCCATAGTGAAGTTATCAATCCGGTCATATCCGAAAATTCGCGGCGGTACTCGTCCTTTCTTTGATGTAATATTCTTCCCGAACTTGACTCGCTTAGACAGGTTTGAGCTTTCCTCCTGCGCCACAGCGCCGAGCAGCGTGATGACGAACTCCGATTCGCCAAGCACTTTCTGGCTGTTATTGACAAAAATCACGTCGATTCCTCTCGATTTGAGCTGTCGAATCGACGTGAGTAGGTCTACAGTATTTCGTGCAAATCGTGAGACATCCTTGACCACAAGAAGGTCAAATAGCCCAAGTTTTGAGTCGCTCAGCATTTTGTTGAACGCATCGCGCTTTTTGAGCTGTCTGCCTGTAATTCCTTCGTCCGTGTAGACATTGACCAGATGATGCCCATTCTGCTTTGCAAAATCCGAGAAAAACTCCATCTGATGCTCTAAGCTATCTAATTGCCGTTCCTCGTCGGTGCTAACTCGTGCGTATCCGCACATTCTCATGTGCCGGCCTCCTTTCGATGCCAGCCAAATTCTGCTGGTTCGATTATACCACGCACATCCCGCTCGTTCAAGATGCTACCTCCGCTCGGCCGGCAAGCAGTTTTGAAAGCACGATATCTTGAATGGCCTGCATTAGTTCGTCAGGAGTCGCACCGCATTCGATGGTAAATACCACTTGTGTTGGCTTTTTCACCTGAAACACCTCCACTGCGAATTTTATGTATCACACGGCCGAGTATATGAGAGTGATTCGCTCAGTCCTCGTCCTCGTCATCATCCTTTTCCCATTTCCTACGCTTTCTGCCGTTAGGAAGCAGAAATACGGCGAGTAGGCATTCCGTCAGGACCCATATTCCAAATTTCTTTTGAACCTCTGGGTCAAACGCCGCAGGTTGGTATCCTTCAAACAGGATTTGAGGGATATGGCGCAGGACGTCCATATAAAGCTCGCCCTGCTCGTGCCAAAAATATGCGATGCCAAGAATCAGGACACCTACTACAACGCCTTTATAGATGGCTCTACGCAATGGTAGCACTTCCCTTCACAGGAGGCAGCTCATGCCCCGCGTTGACGATGAACGGCATCCAGGCGTTTACCTGAATAGTTCCGTCGTGTCTATTTCTGGAATAAACGATGAAAGAACCCTTCTCGTGCTTCAGGTCTGCCAATGCTCTTGCGACTGCCGCAAAGTTCTTGTTTCTCATGGCGGAATACCTGGCCGCAACCTCTGCGAGAGAAGCATACGGGTTTGCCTTGATGCAGATAGACAGGCAGGCCAGTCCAACGGATTTAGAGTGTCCTCCTTTATCGTAGAAGCACACATCTTCAAAGGAACACTTCATGTCCTCGTCCTTATGCTGTTCAATTTCGCTCAGTAGGCGAAGCGTCTGCTCGCTCAGGTCAGGGTCGGAAGATACCAGGGCTTTCCCCTGTTCGGACAGCAGCTTGTCAGGGAGACTGCACCAAGCATCGACGCCCGGCTGCGTTTTCAGCGTTCGGTTTGCCATTTTTCAACTCTCCCCTTTCACCAGAAATTCAATGCTTTCCGCATTATTCAGAATCTCCGCTTGAATATAGACAATTACAGAGGTCTGCTTGCAGTTAGAGATATCTTGACTGAACTGGAAGGCAGGATTGATTTCTGCCGGTTCGATGACGATTTTAACGCTCTCGTCCCCGATATACTGCTCGGCGGCCACCAGATTGACCTCTGTTCCGTAGGTATCTGTGGAGAAAACAATCGCCTTATATCCGGCGGCATACCAGTCATCGACGAGCGGGACCTGTTCCGGCTCCACCTGTACGATGTCAAGGTATTCGCTCAGGTACTTTTCGTATTCCTTCTTCGTGTCCAGCATTAAATATCCGTTCTTCTCCAGTTTCCTGTTTACCTTTGTGGAGAGCACGGACTTGCAGAAGGTTCCTTTTGCATCCATATCTGCAAGGGAGTCCTCTGTATAGGGCTGGATGGTTACTTGACCTGAGATGCCGCCTCCCGACGGCATCCCGGTCATCAGTGAGATAGCGATTCCGACAGCTGCCGCAACTATCAGCGCAACACCGGCAATAGCTGTCAGAAGTTTTGCCCTTTCTTTCGCTCTGCTGTGCATGACGGTCAAATTTCAACTTCGCCTGCGGGAACAGCAACGGCCACAGCGGGTTCGGTGGCAGGTGCAGCAGGCTCAACCGGCGCGACAGGCGCGGGAGTAAACTCCGCAGCTACGGGTGCAGGAGCGGCTTCCTGAACAGGTGCGGGTGCGGCTACCTCAACTGCGGCAGCAGGCGCTTCCGAAGTGGGAGCAGCAGGCGTAGTCTGTTCAGCCTCCGGCTCTGCGTCCGGTACAGCATTTACCTCCATGACCGGCGTGGCGGTCTTTACGAACAGAGCCAGGTCCATCTCATACTTCTTTGTGGACGTCTCCAGACCGGTCACGAGGAAAGAGCGGTCTGTTCCGTACTTCTTGCGCAGATAAGCGAGGGCCTGAGTGGCATCGACAGCATCTGCGACCAGTTCGGACGGACATTCCTTGAATGCCGGCATACCGTTCTCCAAAACGGCCTCGGAATAATGGATGACCGTAGCGGTCACTTTTCGTGTGATTTTTTCCATGTGTAAGCTCCTTTCGGCGGGAAAAAATTTCAAAAAATAAGCGGCATCACAAGACAAACCCGCGAAAAACGGATAGTTTGCGACGCCGCTTTTGCTGGCTGCTGCTTGCCCGTCTCTCCGGACTGTCACCGCTGCGGGGCGGCTGCTTGCGGTTAGCCCCCGTGAGTCCCCGTTTCCCCTGCCCTGATGTGCTCTATCTGTGGGCAGACCGTTCAGACGTGTACTTTGTCCGAGCACTGGACGTGGAGCAACGTACCGGATTCGAACCGGCACCGCCGATTTGGAAGACCGGAGTGCTGACCGTTAAACACCAACGCTGCTTGTTGCAGTTCCCGACAATCAGAGTATCGTCTACTTGCGCGTAATGGGCGTTTTCGCAAGCCGCCGTGTATACCCACCGGCTCCGCATCTGAATTGTCGGGCATTGTCATTCTTCGTGAGGCTTTCTGCACACGCTCACATCAGCCGAGAGCGACTCGGCATCTGGTTTCGGGGGCGGGACTCGAACCCGCGTCAACCGGCTTATGAGGCCGGACTGGAACCATCTCCAGGCACCCCGATATGTATGGCAGGGACGGTTGGGAATCGAACCCACCACACGCGGTTTTGGAGACCGCATCGCCAGCCTTAGAACATTCGCCCCTGTATTGCGGATTCAGCTCTTTGCGTTTGCAACCGCATCCGAGCGAAAAACAGTCGTTTCGCCAGAAAATAGAGAGGCAATACAACTGAAAAAAGTTCTTATCCGCAAGAGCTTTTTAAGGTGAAGAGAGGGCCATCAACCGTTGCCGCGAGGAGTCGAACCTCGCCGCTTGGGGAATCGAACACCCGCCCCGGCCCTCTGGTCCGGGACCATCCCGGATGGCATAACCCCCGCTTAGATTGTCACACACCGCGACCCGATGACTGTGCTCCGAAAAGTCGCAGCCCCGAATTTGCTCGGTTGTATCGGGCCGGACGCATCTTCCGGTGCAGTTTTCAGCAAGGGATGGAGCTGAAAGTCGGACTCGAACCGACAACCTACGCATTACGAATGCGTCGCTCTACCAACTGAGCTATTCCAGCATTTTTGTTCGGCTCCCGGTCGCGGACGCCTTCCTACCAGCCGCCAAACACTTAGCAATGATGCCAGCCGCCCAGCACTTAGCTTTTTGCGCTTCCTCGCCCGCATACCGGGATGGTGCTATCGAAGGGACTTGAACCCTTACACTGTTTCCAGCAGCAGATTTTGAGTCTGCTGTGTCTGCCAATTCCACCACGATAGCATATAGACTCCCCGCGAGCGAGTAGCTATTCCGCTCATGCCGGATTTACTATCCGCCCTCGGTGGCACATTTTCCGAGGAATCCGGGCTTGAAAAAGAAGAGATGTGGCTGGACAAACAACTTTTACTGTCCTGTCGGCACGGATGGGTTCCCGCCCCGGTGGATTTTCACCACTATATTCTGTTAAGCCCATCTCTTTTGGATGCGGAAGACGGGAATTTCCGCAATGGCGGTCCCTGCTGGACTCGAACCAGCGACACCCTGATTAACAGTCAGGTGCTCTACCAACTGAGCTAAGAGACCAAATGGGGCTGGGAGCCGGACTTGAACCGGCGACCTACGCATTACGAGTGCGTCGCTCTACCAACTGAGCTATGCCAGCATTTTTTCTTTGGGAGAATGGCTGAGATGGCTGGATTCGAACCAGCGAGTCAGGGAGTCAAAGTCCCATGCCTTACCACTTGGCTACACCTCAATATTTCGCGGGCAGACTTTGGGACCGTCTGCCGGGGTCGTAATCTCGACGAGTGCGCCAGCAACGGGATTCGAACCCGTGAACTCTACATCCTTTTGGATTAAGAAGCTGAATCCGCCCAGACTTCTGCCGGCATAAACAGTTTTTAGAGGAGAAAGCAGACTACAATGCCGCCTGCCAGGGCGCTTCATGAATGGAGAAAGTTGAAAAAATGGCGGGTGGCCGGATTTGAACCGGCGAGTGCGCTCTCCTAACAAAGCGCCCGCATATATTGCTTTAAGGGGGGATTGGCAGACTATAACGCCGCCTGCCGGGGCAGATGTATGGGTAAAAAAAGGAGAAGAAAAAAATGGCGGGCGGTCGGATTCGAACCGACGAGCGTTTGCCCCTGCCGGAGCACCCGCATATATACTGAAGGAGAAAGGCAGACTACGACGCCGCCTGCCAGGGCAGATGTATTTGAATGAAAAGGGAGAAAGAAAAAATGGCGGGCGGGCGGATTCGAACCGACGGGCATTTGCTCCTGCCGAAGCACCCGCGTGTTTTGCCTCCTTCAATTTATGTTTGTATTATACCACATAACATCTTGATTGTCAATAAAATGATGAAAAAAGGCCCCCAGAATTGTGGGGGCCTTTCAATTAGTTCTGGCCAGCCAACTCGTCTGCCCAGAGCGAAAGCCAGCTGTAGATTTCGTTGCCTACGGCTGCATCGAACTCAGGATGCTCGTCGAAGCTCAGCGGAGCGTCGATTTGAGAACACTCCCCCGATTCGGGTTCGTAAACGTCGATTTCAACATGGTCGTTATCCATACGGATGGTCAACTCAAGATTTCTTTCCATAGTACATTCTCCTCCTTTTTAACTCCGGTTCTTCCATTTTAGTGGTGAGATTGGCTGGGCTGACAAGGAGTCAGGCCCAGCGTAATCCACAGTTTTGTTGTAGGAATTTACACCTTTTGCATTGCTTTATGTCAGCCCTGCCCCGGAAACGGGCCGCGAGGCATTTCCTGCTTTGCGGGCGTTTCTGCATCAGGCTTAGGTGCATCCGCCATGGCGGGCTGAGCCTGCTCAGGGGCTTTGACCGGCCGCGCAAATGCCTTAACGGTATCCCAGAAGCAAATGCCTTAACGGTATCCCAGAATATATCCATCTGGTCGGTACACTCACGCTCCTCCAGATAGGTCGCAGCAAGGTCCGCCATGTGGAGCATGGCAGCGAGCGGGTAGCGATTATAGACCTCGCTGGTCTCGCGCTCATTCGCAAAGTCTCCCATGTGATAGCGGATAGCCATGCGCTCCTCTGTGGTAAGCCCCAGTACGCCGAGAAATTTCTCGATAATGGCAACGGAGGACTCTCCGTGGCCGAACTTGTGTGTATCGGTCACAGTGTAGCTCATGACAGTCTCCCAGATGAAGTCTCCGAGGCTGTCGTGCTTCACGTCCTTCTGGAGAGCGTTTTTCACCTTCTCCGCGTCATACGTCTTCCGGTTCTTCGGCTCCATCGAATAGAACCCGACCTTGCAGATGTCATGGAGAAGCGCGACGATGGCAACAGACGTCATCATGGCATTGCTTTCCTCAGTTTGAAGTTGCGCGTCGGCGTCCTTCATAGAGTTGGCGTTGCCTACGATGATAGTCAGCCATACATAAACATTCCAGGAATGCTCCATCAAACCGCCAGGATAGTTCCCGTGGTACTTCGTAGATGCGGGCGCATTGACATAGTTCATCACGCCGTTTCCACAGTCCGACTGCATCCAGTTCAGGAGTCGCTTGATGCCTGGACGACCAGTCTCAATAAGGGCTGAAGAAATGTTCTTCCAAAGAGTTGCCTTCTCTTCCGTGGTCAGGCTTTCCTTGTGTGGGACATTGGCCGCAGTCAGTTTCACATTGCTCAACATTGCTTATCCTCTCTTTCAAAGTTCAAAATTATCAAGGCTGCTTTTGCGCTCCGCAACATTCTGCACCTTTTGGAGTAGTTCCTGCTTGATAGCAGGCCACGAATGAATCAGCTCAAGGCCAGCATCCGAACGAGTGCAGAAGTCAGAACAGTCGAATTTCTGCGTGCCGGTTGGCAGCAGGTTCATGAGCAGATTCCCTGCACCTCCGCAAACACTGCGTCCGTCTACATAGAGACGATACTTCTTCCCGGTGGTGCCGTTGGCAAAGTGTACCACATTGCCAAAATAGACAGTAATCGCTTCACCACAGAGCTTCGGGCTGATTTCGGCTTCGATGTATGCCTTGATTTTCTCAATATTGGATTTCAACTTTGCCTTTTCTTCTGTTGTCAGTTTCATTTTTTCATTTCTCCTTTACAATAGCTGTTTATTTATATAAAAGCCAATGGTCTATAACCGCTGACTGAACTTTCTTTTTGTTTGTGATACTTCCTTGGTATGTTCTTAGCATACCGACAAATATGAGGAATGGCCCATTTTTGCACAAGGAACCCAAGAACCCAAGAATTCTTGCGAATTGGAATGGTTTTCTGGGAATCCTCAAAATTGGATTGACTTTTTAATGCAAATTTGGTATAATATGCTTGCAACGATGGATAACACGTTTGCATCATTTTTTTCATTTCTCCCCTTCAATAATATGGTGGATGGACAGTTCTTTGTGAAACTGTGTCCATTCACCATATTTCTTTTTTGCGGAGGTTTTTATGAACAAGAAGTTTTTTTCCGGCCACGATATACCGGAGGCTGCCAATCTGCCAGTTGCTCCCCTCACACCTGATGACAACGAGTTCTACGCCCTGTGCGGGTTCATCGACGATATCTTTTTACTGCCTGAGCGCCGAGAACGCATTGTGAAACTCGCACAGGACAACCACCTACCCATCTTCATGGTTGTGAATATGGTTGAACCTTACTTTGCGCTCAACCATATTACAGAGTATGACCACTCGCCTGATTCGTTTGAGACGGTGTTCAAGTATCTAAAGACACTCGCTGACGAGGAGGGGGAGTTGTTCGAATAATCTTTTTTCATCAATACGCAAAAAAACAGGGCAGCTATGCTGCCCTGTTGATGTGTCGTGTTGTGTGATTCTTTCTGCTGTGGCAACTCAATCTTCGCAAGGCAGGCAGGACGCATCCATAACCTGCTCGTACAGTTTCTTGAATGCCCGGATGCGCAAGTCGTAATCATAATAGACAACTTTTGATTCCACGACATCCTCCCGCTCAACAGCCGGAAGAATCTTTATGACAACGGTATTTCTTTTTTTATTGATGGCCTCTCTGTCCTGTGTGAGGACTGTGATGGCGTAGATTTCCTTCGTTCTCGGATACAATTCCAGGATGAAAGAAACCTTGTTCACCATGTCCAGAATCTGAAAACGCTGCCGCTTCTCAACATAGTCGTAAGACTGGCGGCGAGAAGCACGGGACAGCACGATATCCTCGGAGACCTTATCGGCGAAGATGGCGTCTTCGAAAATGGTGCCAAGGATAATTCCAGCTTTCTCAACGGAGCATTTTCTTTCGGCGGAACGGTCCTCGAAATGTACGCTGTAAAACAGGTCCCACTCCCCGTCCTGTCCGTTTGCATGGCCCATATAGATGGTCGTAGCATTCCGAAATGAGGCAATTTTGGGTTCTTTCTCCTTCATGTTGCATCTCCCTAAAAAGTTTTTACAACAAAGGAGACACCGAGAAATCGGTGTCTCCTTGCATTGTATGTGCCGAATCAGAACGGCAGCTCACCGTCATCATCAGAGATGTCGATAAAGCCGTCATCGTTCATAGCGGGCGCTGCGGAAGCGTATGCGGCAGGACTACCGCCGGACGCCTGCGCGTTGCCGCCGCTCTCCAGCATGACGTTTGCGTTCTCTTTTTCCACCTTATCGGCTCCCACATGGTCCTTGGCAAACAGGGACACGCGGCCGAAAGCGGCACGCTTCTTCCCTTCCTTATCCGTATAGACGGACAGTTCGCCGGAGAGAACGATGTTCTGCTTGAAGGTCAAATTGGGGTCGCCCATGACCTGATACAGGCCCATCGTGCTGCGGTCCATGAACACGCCGGCATACAGCTTGCCCTTGATAAGCTCGACGCCGGTGGTTTCCAGGAACTCCTTGAAGGTCAGGTACTTCCCATCGTAATAGACAGAAGAGAAAGGATTGCCGTTGTTGTTCTTGCGGTCATCCGGGGAGATAACAACAGTACAGGCAATCTGCTTGTACTGCTTGTTGTTCTTGGATGTGCGCTCGATGACCTTGAACGGCTTTGCCCCACTCTTGGGGAAGTGAATGCCGCACTGGAACGTGCCGGTGATGCTGACGCTCTTTTCGCCCTTGTAGGTGGAGACGACGTTCAGGTTGTTGGTGTACTCAGACATGATTTTTTCTCCTTTTCGAAATAATTTTTGTGGTTGTAGCTTGCACATTAAAAAAATGGGACAAGCGATTCTTCCCTGCGGACAGTTCCGAATGCGCTTGTCCCAGCGAAGTATCAAGTCAATTTCATGAGAGATACTTCTTTAATGTAACGCCATCATACCCTACGATTTTCAATTTTCAAAACCTGTCTGTTCGGAACCTGAGAACTCAAGAACCCCAGCGGTTCACTGGCCGAACATGGTGCAGAAGCGATAGAGCATGACAATGGTTTCAGCTCTCGTCATGTGGTACTGCGGACCAAGCGTTTGGTTCGACTGCCCCACGACAATGCCATTGGTCGCTGCCCAGCTCAGCGGGCGAACGGCGTAAGAAGAAACCGCGTAGAAATCAGCGTAAGCGTTCAGCACGCCAGTCTCCTGATAGTAAGCGAAGCCACGGTAGGTAGCGTAGCGGTACAGGATAGCGGCTGCCTGCTCACGAGTAACGGCGGCATACGGCTTAAAGGAGTTATCACCGTAGCCGGTGACAATGCCGTTCTCCGCAGCCCAGTAGATTGCATGAGCAAAGGGAGAGGAAGCAGCGACATCGTTGAAGTAGGTGTGACGTCCGGGATTTGGGCTTCCGCAGATACGGTACAGGAGCAGAACCAGCTCACCGCGAGAAACGGGCGTGTTCGGGGAGAATACGTCATTGGACACACCGTTGACGATGCCGCGAGAAGTCATGTAGCACAGCTCATTGTAGTACCATGCAGAGTTGCTCACGTCATAGTACGGATTCTTCCAGCCCGGAGTCCAGTCATGGTTCGGTCCACCGGGATACCAGTTGCCGGCATTGTCCCAGTACCCGTTGATTCTGGTGAACTCCACGTCGAGGCGGTGGTCATCTCTGACGTTGGTGAAGGTGTACTGATTGTTGCGGGTGGAAACCAGAGAACCGTCCACATAAACGGCAGAAATCCGATAGCCTGCATCGGGTTCAAAGTAGAACGTGCGGCTATTTCCTCTGGCAACGGTGACACTGCCGCTGTCATTGGGCGTTACCGTACCGCCATAGCTGGAGCGAATGGTGATGTCATATCTGGAGTTAGAGGAATTACGCTTTGCGAACTCAACGTAAATCTCGTGGTCCTCGCTGACATCGCGGAAGGTGTAGCTGCTCTTGGTTCCGACATACTCGTTATCGACATAGACGCCGATAATCTCATAGCCACTGTTCGCATAGAAGTTGAAAGTCTTATCCGCACCATCCCGCACGGTATTCGTGCCAGACGGAGAAATGCGGCCGCCATCGGAAGCGGAAGCGTCGATGGTATACCGGTCATTCGTCGGTTTGGAGTGATTGGAAAGAATTTCGAAATGCTCCGTGGCATACGAGCCTCGGTAACTATTGATGCCGGTAACAAAGACGGTTGCCGTGCCAACCTGTCTGTTGTTGGAGAAGCTCAGAGTGTAGTCCTCGCCTTCCGTCAGACGGTTGTTATAGCGGTCATAGACCTTTACCGTCGGCTCCTGGTAGGTGCCGTTATAGTAGACATCATTGACAACCACGCGGAAGTCCGTGCTAATGACGTCATCATCGACCTTGACATCATAGTAGGTCATTGTTCCTTCACGAACCGTAATAGCATAATTCGGGTTCACGGGGAATTCCGCACGGATGCCAAAGTACGGGCCATAAGAGTAGCCCGTCTTGGAATAGACGGAATAACGAGGCGAACCGAGGCTGTCGCCGGGGGCGAGGCTGCCGCTGGTGATGTCATAGCGGAAGGTCGGGTCGGTATCTCGGATGCTGCAACGCACGTCGCGGATGCGCACCGTGATGGGAGCTGCCTGGATGGTGAACTCACGCACCTCGCTGACCTTGCTGTAGCTGCCGATTCCGTTGATGGTGACGCTGGCCTTGCCAGCATTGACGTTGTTGCGGTAAACGAGATTGTAGTCCCGTCCCTCTGTCAGCGTCTTTCCGGTGGAAGCGTCCTGAACGGTGGGCTTCGGCGTCTGAGCACTGCCGTTGTAGAAGACATTGGACGGGCCGCTGATAACGACGGTGCCGAGCGTTTGGACAATCGTCAGAGTACCGGGCAGAACCGTGATTTCGTAATCGGCGTTGTCCTGGAAGGTCGCGCTGACCGTCTTGGTGCGGTTCCCGTTATCCTTCACGGAATACTGCGGCTGTCCAAGCGAATCTCCGGAAGCAAGTGTTCCCTGAAGAATCGTGTAGGTGTAGGAGGCCGGGTCCTTGACATCCTGCACATCGTCCACCTTCACGACTAACTGAGCGGGGTGAATGGTGAACTCACAGCTGTCAACATACCCTGCATACTTCCCCATTCCGAGAATGTACGCAATTCCCGTGCCGGCGTGAACATTGTTGCTGTATTCCATCCGGAAGTCAGTACCAGCAACCAGTTCCATGCCGCCCACTGTGATTTTTGGCGTCGGCGTCTGTGCTTTTCCGTTGTAGATGATGCCGCTGCTGTCGATTTCGCCGATACTGGGGCCGGACACGGCCTGCATTACGGCATAGTCTCCTTCTGTCCTCTCCGCCCCAGCAGTGCCGAGAGCTTGTGCCGGTGCTGTGACCAGCGTAAGCGTCAGAACTGCCGAGAGTGCGGCGGAACACACACGGTTTTTCCTATTCATGCAAAATTTCTCCTTTCAAAATTTTTGGGGTTCCGCTCTATATATTATCCCACATATACACCTATTAGTCAATTTATTTCTGACTGAATATCCAAAAAGGCAAAAATTATACAAAAAAACTGCGCGTCCTCCTTTTTCAGGAAGACGCGCAGCTTTTCAACTTTTCACCGTGAACGCAGCGTGAAGCCGGTCGCCCAAAAGGGTGTGCCGAACATCTGTCTGGTTGTTCAGTATGGCGGTGTTGAGCGCCTCTGTCTGACCAATCAACGCGACGTTCTGCTTGGCTCTCGTCACGCCCGTATAGATGATATTGCGCTTGAGCATAACTTTGTGTTCCTCGGATACCACCATGATGACGGTTTGGTACTCTGAGCCTTGGCTTTTATGCACGGTTGTGCAGTAAGCAAGGTCAAGGTCCTGCATCATCTCAGGCGTATAGTCATGGCGTTTGCCGTCCCCGTTGAATTCGATAGACGCGATGTAAGTCCATCTGTTCATATCGTCCGGGTCCGGCATTTTGCTGATTTCATGGATAACGCCGATATCGCCGTTCATAGCGATTTCCGTGTTTTTCGTCTGCATGACCAAATCACGCGGACGAAACTCCAGCTTTCGAATCTTGATGCTCTCCTCCCCTTCTATGGGCGGATTGATAAGATTCTGGAGCTGGCGGTTGAACTCGTTGACGGAGAGCAGGCCCTTGTTCCGGAACGGATTCAGCAGAATCACATTCTCCAGACCAAATTTCTTCACCGCTTTCACATAGAACGCGCAGGCGGTGCGGAGAATTTCTTCCGGTGCAGACCGCTCAATGAAACAGAATGTGTTAGTAAAAGTGAGGTTTGTGCAGCCCTGGTTGATTTTCAGGCTATTCCCAACAATGGGGTTATCCTGTGCCTGACGGAAAATGACGCTCAGTCTGGTTGTTGGAACAGCCTTGCTGCGAATCATTTCACGAAGCACATTACCAGCACCGACAGATGGCAGCTGGTCAGGGTCGCCGACAAAGACGACCTTTGCTCCATCAGGAATCATGGACAGAAGTTTCGCAGCGATGAACTGGTCCATCATGGAGGACTCGTCAATAATAAACAAGTTCCCTTCCAGGAAGCCCTCGTTGCGGTTGTCCAGCTCCGGTACTCCGGTGTAACCGATAGCAGAATGAATGGTCTGTGCCGGAAAGCCGGTCGCCTCAGACATTCTTCTTGCGGCTCTTCCCGTCGGAGCCAGAAGCACAGCATTGGAATCTCCACCGAACACTTGCTGATGGACATAGAGAACAGCCTTTGTGACTGTTGTTTTGCCTGTGCCGGGTCCGCCGGTGATGATTTCGACCTGATGCTCAAAAACACCGTGTACGGCGTCTCGCTGGCTGTCGGCCAGCTTGAAGTTCGCATCTTCGTACTCTTCGATAAAGGTATCAATTTCTGTGATTTTAGAATCGGAAGCGCTCATAATGCGGCGAATATCTTTGACAATCCCCGTCTCCTCCTCAAAGGATTTGGTGGAATAGACCATGTTGGCTGTGACCTTGATGGTCTTCATCTTATACGCTAAGTTCAGCGCCTCTTTGCAGTTGTCCTCGGACACCGCGTTATGGAAGCCAGCATTAAGCACCCTGGTCATCTCACCGAGCAGTTCGTCCTTTGGAACGCACACATGGCCTTCCATAGATTTTTGCTCGAAAATATAAGCAAGGGATGCGATAAGGCGTGCCGACCTCGCGGGGTCAAAATCCGGCAGCGCACGCGCCAGCCTATCCACGGTCTCGAAGCCGAAGCCTCGCACCAGCATCAGGGAATAAGTATGATGCTCAACGGTATCCAGCGGGTCAAGCTCATTCTTGTTGCAGTAGCGTACCAGGTCGTTGAGCATCTTTGGCGTAATCGCCGCCGCTGCATCGCCGAGCTTTGCAATGATTTGCCGCTGAAACTCCGTCTCTTTCAGTCTGGTCATCAGCTTTGTTACTGTTTTATCAGTAACGCCATTGACAGCCTTGAGTTGAGACGGGTCAGACTCCAGTACATTCCAGACGCCATCGCCCCATTTGGCGTAGATACGCCCGGAAACGACTTTCCCGATACCGCATTTCAAGCTGCAAAAATAAGAGACAATGGCCGCCTTACCTTTTGGCTGCTCCATATCGAAGTAGCTTACTTCGAATTGGCGTCCATACTTCCCATTCTTGCTCATTCCCCACTTTCCGTGAAGGGTGTAGATGATGTCGCTTGCCGTCGGAAGGTTGCTTCCGCACGCGACGAGATACTCACCGGTATCCGCATCCTTATAGCGGACGACCATGAAGCCGTCCGCCGAATGGATGGTGAAGGAGTGTTTGCAGCGCACCTCCTCCTTCAGCGTCTGGTTGATATCGTTACACAAAGGCTGTCACCTCCTTCCGGAGGCACAGCGTCTGTGGCTGATGTGTCTCATTTTTTCATTTCTCCTCTCAATGAAGAAGCATCACTTTTTGCGAGTACGCACCTTTTTCCGTTTGATGCTGAAGACCCGTGAACTTTCCGGATTTACTGACACACACTGATTGTACGCATCAGGGAAGCGGATTTTCAGAGTTTCCATATCCACGTTCGTTCTCGAACGCGGACTCCATTTGACTTCCATAAACTCATTGTCGGGAAGATTGATACGTCCCTCTACGGCGTCGTTCAGCTTGAGCATGAACAATTCAGAGATAGCATCCTGGCGCTCCTTGATGGCATCGACTTCCTTCTGCTTCGCGGCGCGGTTTTCACCAAGCGTGAGCCACTCATTTGCGGCGGCCAGCATATCCAAGTCGTGCGTCATATCGACAGCATCGGCACTGGGGTCTGCATAGCCGCTGTGATAGGTTCGGATGACTTCGATATCCTTCTTCGGGATACCGGAAGCCTCCGGCTCCACATTCGGCTCCACATAGGTGTTCCACCACTCTTCTCCGTTTGCCAGCTGGTCATCTTCCGCCAGCTTATCGCGCTCGACGCAGCGGGCGACGAACTGCTCGCCGCTGTACGCACTGCCGACGTAAAGTCCGCCAACGATAAGGTCAACGATGAACAGGCAGCCAATGTATGTTCCCTGCACGCGGTCATCATCCAGCACTGCCGGATACTGGCGCGTCTGCGGGACATAAGAGCGGGGAATCTTGCCGTCTTTCCATGCGTCCCAGTTTTCCGCGACGGTCGTTTTCGCCTCAAAGACAAAGATGCGGCCATCCGGCGAGATGACAATGCCATCAATGTTCGCCGTCTGATGCGGGTACTTCCGGGAACGGAACATCCGTGTTTCGGGAATCCGCTTGAAGCCAGTCAGCTTCAGAAAGGCGTCAATGACTCTATCCTCCATGATGTGTCCACGCTCGAAGACGGCCTGGGCATCATTAGACGGAATGAGTTCAGGGGTGCCCACCTTGTCGTGGTAGGTCTCCTGCGCCGTTTTGTACCGGCTCTCGCCACGGATGGCGGCGGCGTCAGAGCCGCCGATGCCGAAGTGACGAAGGGCCTCCCACTCTTTCGTCTGCACGAAAGCGCAGTCAACGACAACCTCCGCATTCGGCCACTCGAAGCGATGCTCGACAGGCTTTCCGTCGTAGCTGTTCTGCACCCACATGGCAAGTTCCACGCCGTCCATCCGCTCGAACAGGTCAAAGCTGTTGTCAAACAGGATTTTGGCCGTCTTCGCGAACGCCGCGCCGTCCATGCCGGACTTTGCGAGCGCGTCATCAAGTTTTGCCATACGGGCCTTAATGACTTTCACCGTGTCCTCAAAGTAGGACCGTTTTCCTGCACAGATGTGCGGGCAGGAATCAGGCAGATTGCATTCAAAATAACTCATTTCTCATTCTCCTTTTTGTACTTTTTCTTCGCGCATTCCGGGCAGAGGACGTTCTCGCCGCTCTGCATCATGGTCATGTAGATTTCCTGTCCAAACGCGCTGATGAAGCACTTGGAGCAAAAAACCTTTCCGCAGCCTTCCGCCTCACACGACCACAGTTCCCCGTGGACGTCATCGGAGGCGTCCCACTTCGCGTTGTGGCCGCAGAAATCGCAGGTGTAGGTATCTGTCTTTTCGACATACATAAGCAGTTCTCCTTTTATGGGCGGCGGTGTAGGATTGCTCCACACACCGCCGTAATCACTTACTTCCAAGCAACTGTTCCACCGATGTCATAATCGGACCAGTTGAGGTTCAGCGTCTTTCCGATAAGCTCTTCCAACTCCAGAACCTTCGCATCGCTCGCACCTGCGTGCTTGGCGTAGGTGGGAATTTGTGCCATGCTCAGGTAGATGTCCAGCGCAGACATACGCGGGGAGTTGATAGCAAAGGTATCAACTTCTTCACGCGCAGGGTCAGCATACTTTCTGGGGATTTTCAGGTAGGAGCAGATGCCAACGAGGCAGTTGACGGGATTGGAAATTTCCATGCTTCCCATCTTCTGCATCATTGCTGCGCCATCCTCAAATAGCGCATACAGTCCGCCCGCTTCGTCCTCAAATTTCTCCAGGCCGTACTTCCCTGCCGCCTGCTTCTTGTGCTCGACACGGATTCCCTTTCCAATGGCAAAGGAGAAGGAACCGCCGGGGGACATCAGCTTCGGCATCAGAATCGCCGAACTGGTCGCCGTGTCGCTGGTAGACAGACGGACAACAGGAATCCAGTTGATGGCGTGATTCCGAGAGACTGCGTTCGATAGCGCCTTCTGGTACTTATCAATGAGTTCGTCTCGGACGTCGGGCAACTCCCAGACAGCGCTGGTATAGCTATGGGAATTGAACCCTTCCTTGAACTTCGGGACGCCGAATCGGTTGTTCAGCTTCTCCTTTGTGATACGGACCAACTCGCTGATGCGCATTATAGCGTAACCGTCGGATGCGCCGCTGTGCAGCGCGGACAGTTTGCCATAACGCAGCAGGAGAAGCCCGTTTCCCTTGGCATACCGCAGAGCGATATTCAAGCACTGCGCAAGGTCGGCAAACCCTTCCGCTTTCACCATGTTCGCATTGGCGGGTCCAATCAAACCGGCGGTGGTGTAGAGTGTCGCACGACCGGTATCACGCAGGCACCAGGTCGTGCCCTGATACTGAACCATGAGGTTCGTACCGTAACCACCATGCAAATCGTTGACGGCGGTATCATGTGCCGTATCATGGTCAACGCCATACTTTGCCACAGCGTCCGCTACGAACATCGGCCCATCCAGAGGAATGACCTGAAGCTCTTTGCGAGGGATTTCGGGGAGCCACTCACTGTTGTTTTCCATGTCCCGGATAGAGTCGATAAATTCCGACTCGTCATGGAACATTTCTTGGAAATCGTCAAAAATCTTGTTGCTCATTTTTTCATTTCTCCTTTTCGTGAATTATTAGGTGATATATAAAAGCCAGCATCCGCAAGGGATGCTGACTGAACTTTCTTTATGTATGTGATACTTCCTTTGTATGGTCTCAGCATACCGGCGGATGAAGAAAACGCTTTATTCTATTTCAAGGAACCTGAGAACCAAAGAACCACAAAGAAAAGCGTCGCCCGTGATGGGCGACGCTTCTGTTCCGGAAAGATAATTCAGGGGTTTGCGCCAAAAAGCAGGTTACTGATTTCTCCGCACACAGCGTAGATGCCGGCGGTATCTTTCTTTCCGCTGGCTCCGGAGGTAAGTACGACCACGCCGCAGCCCGTGTCAGGATTGTAGCACATGAGGTTGTACGCACCGTATGCGCTGTTTTGCAGGATTTTGCAGAAAAAAGGAGGCTGCAAAAGCAGCCTCCTTCCTCCATGTCCCGGCGCTTACCGGGACAGCTCAACGATATAGGGCTTGTCCGCGTCGTATTCCGCCCCGCAGTTGGGGCAGACGATGGGCCAGCCGGAAATATCGAAATCCAGCCCGCAGCAGTTGCAGTACGCGGAGGAGTATTCCTCCAACTCAGTGTGCTGCTTGTCGTTATCGGGCGCGGATTCCTCCAGCTCGTAAGCTTTCCGATGCTCCATAAATGCGGCCACATCCATCTCACAACCATCAACTGCACGGTTGATGACGGTGATTTCGTCGTAAGGCACGCCGGCTGCGAACAGCTTGTTCAGCTGAGCCATGGCATCGCCGATGGTTTCGCAGGACACAAATTCGTGACCTCTAAAGTTAAGAACATAGTACATATCAAATACCTCCTCTTATACGTCTCCAAGAATATCGAACTTGAAAAAATTATTGCCATCTCTCGGCACGGTAGATTACCATTCCCTGTTCCGGGTCCCTTTTACTTGCTGGGAGGTCTTTATAGTGGACTCCCCGCATCTTCCGGGTAATCTTGATGGGATACGGAAGAGCTGCGTTGTCCTCGTTGTAGCAGGCAATGTCGATGCCGACGCCGCGAAGCTCGGCACTATAGGGCCGGTATAAGCTGACGGTTTCCCTCAGATGCTTGTCGAGCGCGTCACGCAACTGCTCAAACGGGATGGACAGGTCTGCAATGACCGGATACCATCTGAAATCCTTCAGACGGCACTGCTTTACGCTCCCGTTGTAGAAGCGGTGGATATGCGGAAGCAGGAAGTCCGGATTCTCCGCGATGAATGCGCGGTTCCACCGAACGACCAGTTCGTACACATCCTGCCCGTTGAACTCGCCGTAGCCTTCATAGCATTGCTCGTGGATAAAGGTTCCGTCCGGGCAGGCAATATAGCCTGCCCGGTCAATACGCAGGTTCTGTGTGTTGTCAGTATCGGCAAAAAGCCAGGAAAAGCATCCCATGTCTCCGCCTCCCCTCTCACGCCGCGTTGGAACGAATGTCCGTGAGGATACGCTCCAGCGCCTTGTATACGCCGGACGGCGTAAGCGCGTGCTGTTCCTTCGACAGGTCATTCCCTCTCCCGTGGTTCCACAGGAGAAGCGTGAAGATTTCAGGGTGCTCCGCAAACACGCGGCCATATACGGCCTTCGTATCGGCGTTCAGGATGGACACGGTAGCATTCATCCCCCGGCTCTTGAGCGCACGGCAGATGCGCCGCGCCTCCAGACGGAGCGCCTGCTTGGATTCATCCAGCAACTTCCCATCCTCACTCATGTCGAAGTAAATGGTCAGGTTGCCGTTGAACGCGCCATGCACAGCGCCGCCATCCACGATATCGAACAGCTTCACATTCTCAATGTCATACTCAAAACGCACCAGTGTTCTCATTGTCATTTTTCTCCTTTACCTTTTTCAAAAATGATTTTGGCTGCCTTGCGAAGCTCCGCGACCTTTTTTGCTTTATTTCCCGTGTCATCCAGGTCGAAAGTAAGGGCAGCATCCTTGAACCGCGTACAGCCATTCAGAGCGTCATCCCAGAGCGCACCGCGTTCCTCCTGTGCCTTGCTGAGCAGCGCCGCCTTATCCGAAGACGCGGCGAGCTGCTTCTTCAGCGCGGGGAAATCGCGTTCGTCCATTTCGCAGGCGTTCGTATACTCGAAACGCTCATAGAGCGAATCAAGGTACTGGGTGGCTTTTTTTGTTAAGCCAAAACCCCTTACATAGACGTCTTTCCCGGCAGAATCGCTCAGGAAGCAGAGGCTCGGACTGGACTGCGCGGAGAATTCGTAGACCGCCTCGCAGACAACCTGCAAATTTTCCATGCTTTCTTTGCGATTGGGGACATCGTTCCCTTCCAGATGTTTGGTCAGGAACTCCTCCAAGCCTTTGCGCTCCTCAGACGGGAATAACCATGTGGCTCGCCACGAATTCCGCAGTAAGACGGGGTAGACCGCGCCGCCGACGAGAATGGCGAATTCATCCGCCGCATCATCTCCGAAGAACTCAAGAGCGCTTCTGAGCCACGGCAGCAAGGCAGAAGAAACTACATCTTCGGCGATATCCGCCGCTCGTGTTTCTTCCTGAATACCCTGTACGCAACGCGCCATAATCGTGAGGTCGTAGATACTCTGCGGCTTTCCGATGTGCCACGCATCGAAGATTGTCATGCTCATTTTACGCCTCCCTTTCCGCCTGCTGCATCAGCTGGGCAAGGATATCGTAGGCGTCTGTACCCTTTACCTTGTTGAGCAGTGCCATTGTGTCCGCATAACGCTCTCTGATGACAGGCATACCGCAGAGCGCGGAACGAACCTGAAAATATCCCGGCGTCCGCTTGGCGGCAGCCAGCAGATGTGCTACGTTGCAGACACTCAACTCTTCTGCGCATCCGGCCCACTCGAAGGAGTCTCGGCCGATGGGTGCGCCGTTGCGGGGTGGAGTATTCCGCTCAATGGCGTCCAGGTACTCCTGCGTGTAACGCTCGGTGGAGGTGTCTTGAAGCGCCTCATAGGCCATCTTGAACGCGGCCAGCCACAGCCAAATGCGGTGTGCGATGGTTCGTCCCATATACGGGACGGTCTCCACGCCGTCCGCGTCCATCTCCAGCCATGCGGAGAAGGCATCGGGATTTGCCGCGAAGCCCTCCTCAGCGCTGAAGCCGTCCAGCAGGTCCGTTTCTCTCTCGTCGAGGTCGTACTGATACTCTGTTTCTCCGTTTTCGAGAATATCGGGATGATTGTCCCTATACTCTTCCAGTAACATGGTCTTGCGCTCGCGAAGCTCACGCTTGGCTGTGTCGTAATCAAAGAAGTAGTCATCCGTTGTGCAGACGAATTTCTCCATGAAATAGCCAGGGGTCTTCCAGTAACGGGAAATAGCCTTCAAAGTGGCAGTCTCCGTCAGACAGATGACCGCAGAGCCAAGGTCTCCGGTGATATACACATGATAGCCGTCCATCACCGCACGAATCGCGTACGCCTGCGTCCCTGGCTGTCTCCAGTTCAGAACGCGCACATTTTCGTCCAGAATGTCGAGGCGTGCCTTGTGGTTTGCGAATCGCTTTTCAGCTTTTACAATTTCCTGATTCATTTTTTACTTCTCCTTTCCGCGTTCAGCAGTAGCTGCGTGCAAAATCCCGGTAAGCGTCGATACTCATTTCACAGTCATCGACCAGTCGGTTGATGACGGAGATTTCGTCCTCGGCAACACCGGCATCCTGAAGCTGCTTGAGCTTCTCGTTCACTTCCTCCACGGTCTCACAGGTGGTGAACCGGTGAGAATGGAAATCCAAAACATAAAACATAGAAATCTTCTCCTTTCGGTTTTCAAATGGTTGTGTTGTAATCCTTCATCTTCACTTGGATGATAATTTGCGTACATTTGACAGTCACGAAGGTCACTTTTGCTTCCAGGATACCCGGCATAGCGACTGCCGGAATCTGGTATAGGCTGCGAAAATGCCCAATCTCCTGCAAGCCGACGCGAACTACGACAGGGATTTCATCGCTGGCGGCACCGATTTGGCTGCAAAAGTCGAAAACAGTCAGTTTCTTCATAGGGTTATCCCCCACTCAGTTCCAGCAGAGATTCCTGATTTCGCGGTCAGACAGACCAATCGTTCCATCCAGCATCTCCGTCAAGAACTCATACTGCTCGTCGCCAGTCATGCGGTCGGCATACTCCAAAACATTGTGGATAATGCGACCCGCCGTGCCGTCGATGTCGAAGTTGTTCAGAAGCCACTCGTAAGTGCCTTCGAGGCCGCAGGCTTCAGTCTCCTCGTCATCTGTGTTGGCGTCGCCATTTTCAAGAGCGTCAGCAAGGTCGTTGAGCATCTCTTGGATGGCGTCAGCGTCTTCCACCAACGTCTTGATGTCTGGCACACCACTCACGCTGCCCTGCGCATCGACCAACATCTTGACGTGTTCCTCGGTATCGAAGCTGTCCGCGTAAGAACGGACTTCGGCTGCAAGACTCTCGGCGTCAGATGCGTCTTTCGTCAGAACCGTGAAGGAGAAATCTTCCCCCGCCGGACTGCACTGGTTAAATTCGATGCTATCGCTGTCCATATCGACTGCCCATCCGTAGCTTTCTGCAATTTGAATCATTTTTTCCATTTTTTAATTCTCCTTTTTTGAAATTTTTTTGATATATAAAAGCCAGTATCCGTATGGACGCTGACTGAATTTTCTTTGTGTTTGTGATACTTCTTTTGTATGGTCTCAGCATACCGGCAGGCACGGAAAACTCCGCATTTTGCAAATTGGAACCTAAGAACCGAGGAACCTCAAATCTGGAGTGTGAAAAGACAAAAAGAAAAAGCGCCGCCCACAAAGGGGCGGCGCTCAGGTTTAAGACTTGGGAATGGCCTCCAGAAAGGGTTCGACCTTCCGGAACACCTTCTCAGAGCAGAGAACATTATTTCCGTTGCCAAGGTGCAGTTCCACGCGGTCGCCGATTCTGTTCCAGACCTTCTCCCCGTGCAGTGTATAGACGGGTAGGCTGCCGTATCTGCCGGCTTCCACGGTATGCAGCAGAGACGTCAAGTTCTTGATTTTATACAAGGGCCGTCACCTCTGTCATTTCCCCGTCGCAGCGGAGAATCTTGAAGACCGCCATATCCACATTGGGATATGCCTCGGCAATCTTCTGGGCGACCTCGGCCTTGGAGGCTGCGTATACGTCCATGACGAGCATGGGACCACCGCAGTCCGCCCAGTTGCCCTCCTGGGATTCATCCATCGGGTCAGCATCCTCGGACAGCTGCTGGGGGAAGTAGCCCTGCGCGTCGCGCACATACGAGCTATTCAGGAACACAAGATAGCGGCATTCCGCAACCTTGTCCCTGACTCGCTCAAAGAAGGCGCTGGCATCGAAGAGCTTTACCGCTTCCTCAAAGTGACTCGCACACTCCTCCGCAGGGACAAACAGGGCAATTTCGTCACCCTCCGGGTCGGTATCCTCGCCGAACAGAACGGTCCCCCACGGCTTGCACTGTCTGGTCAGTTCCGTTGCAATGCTGCGGAGCGCTTTCCTCGCCTTCTGTTTGGCGTCCTTGACAGCAGGGACATCCATCCAGTTACTGTTGAACATCGTCGTGAGGAGCATCCCATCCTCGCCGCTGTAAGTGACCGTATAGAGATTTGCGTCGCAGCCGGGGCTGAACTGATAGTGTTCGTACAGTTCCTTCACCGCAGCGGGAAGCCGCTCAGAGTCACCTGTCGAAAACCCAGAACCGGGATAGTTTACCTCGCCCTCGGCGTTACACCAGTAATACATGGAATCGGTCTGATATGCTTTGTTCAAACTTTTAATCATTTTTCATTTCTCCTTTTTCCGTATTTTTCTTATTCATTGCCCGCCCGGATAACCGCAGCGACGGCCTCTGGCGTCGCGCCGATGGCATCCGTATAGTTGATGAACTCGTCCTCGGCATAGTCGCGTCCGCCCACGATGTAGGCAGAAACTACCATAGTCCAGAGGTGTTTGAAATCCTCAACGGACATATCGGCTGGCCGCTTAGCCAGCAGCCTTGGATGGGTCTTGGCAACAATGTCCAGCAGGGCATCTTCGTCGATGGTCTTGCTGTACGCATAGGTCTCCTTGTCGTTCAGGAGTCGTTCGACCTGTGCGGCCAGGATTTCGACGCGCTCATAAGCGGTCAGCGCCCCGGCACCGTCGTCAGGACCGCAGCCGTTGTCCAGCTGGGCCTGGAATGCGGCCAAGTCCTCGTCCCAACAGGCGGTGTGTGCCAAGTAATAATAGGCGTTCTCGGCAGCCACATTGACGTCGAACCTGGAGTCATACTCCAGCTCGTCCAGTGCCCTGTCGATGACCTCCCGAACCCGTTTAAGGGTGAGAGAGGAGGATTCGTAGTCTTTCAGCAATTTCATGCTTCTGTCTCCTTTCAAGTCAAGAAAATCAGTTGTTGGGCTTCAGAATATCGGGTATCCAGTTTTCAGCAGATGGCCTGCGGAGGCTCTCCGGCACGCAATCATAGAACGCCGAATTTTCCGCCACAGCCATGTCGATAATCCAGAAATCGTCACCATTCTGCATCACGTCGATGCTCCACTGGCCTTGCAGGTCAAGCGCCGGCAGGAATTCCCGAATGTGTTCCACCACGGAATCGACATTCTCATGGTAGCGCCGCATCAAGGTCGCTTCGTGACTTTTGAAAATCACATAATCGTGCATCTGATGCGGACTGTTTGCGTCCGAGCATGAACCAAAGCGATTGAGCATAGTCTTCGGCTCCCAATAGGGAGAGACACCGATGACAGCATCGCTGTCACAGTCAACAAATACGCGATATTCCGTATGAAGCGGCAAACCATGATAGATACAGGGATTTCCCTCTTTATCTGGAATGAATTCCCGCACGACCCACTCATTTGTCGTTGAGACCCCATAAATGCAGGGAAAGCTAAGGGGACCGGCCATCTGTAACGCCTGATGGTGGATGTAGAGCAAATACTCGCCAAGCTCTCGAACCTCTTTTTCTCCGTGTACCAGACAATTCCGGAAGTCGAACTTCGATGAATAGGTGCCGGTTTTCACGAAGTAATCCCGCTCGTCATTCAGGCGAAATACAGCGTGCGCCCAGTTATCGACGATTTGGATGGTCGAAGGCGTTAGGCTGTGATAGTCCAGACGAGTCAGCTGTAAGAGCGTCAGGGGGACCTTGGCTATCGTCGTTGCCGGAATCCGGAAGAATCCAGAATCCCGGTAGGCACTCACAAGCTCCGGGAACCAATGTCCGATGGAGTTGCGATTCTGCCCGATGATGCGGTAGGCCAGCGCATCAAGGTCAAGGATGTCCAGTCCCTGCCGAAAGCGGTTATACGCATCCCGACGGTCCTTCGGCGTCTTCCCGTTCTGCATCTTGTCGTAGTAGAACAGGAGCGCAGCTGAGGCGGTGATGTCAAGGTCTCGCTTCATCAGTTCCCCACTCAGCTGCGGTCGCAGCGAAGCGGGAATTCGCAGCAGGTCCTGATTGGTGACAGGAGCATTTTTCTCCGGTGCGTTGGAAAGCGATTTTTCAATTTTGCCTGTTTTCCCATCATAAGTGTAGGTCAGCGTCTGCCCGATAAGCTCCTTCACGATGCGTTCCGTAAGAGCTTTCAGCTCTTCCGGGCTGTCGTCGCCGAGCCGCTCGTTTTTCGCCGCTGCCTGCCTGGAATTGACCTCGAAAATGCTTCCTGGCTCAGTCTGCAACGCAGCTTTGGAATAAGCCTTCTCGAAGGCGTCCAGTGCATCAGGACTGACGCGCAGGATTTCCGCGATTCGGTCTCTGCTAATGTAGAATTTCTGTGCGGATGTCTGAGCAAACAGATTGTCTAAACCAAACATCTTCAGCCCTCCTTATGAGATTTGAGAATCGGCGTTCTTCACATAGTCTTTCACTTTCTTCTGAAGCTGGTTGACCTTGCAAATCACGTTCTCCTCGTCGTCGATATCCTCGTAACTGCTGTCACAGCCGTCTACCACATTACCGTTTGCGGCAATGTAGAGCGTATCGAAGGCAATGCTGTTGTACTCTGTGGAGTAATCCGTTACCAGCTCGTCCATGTCGGTCCTGAGCACCTCCGGTGCTCTTACGCCGATGCCGTTCTTGTTGGCACGTCCGGTATTTAACAGCCAATTCAAATCGTCATCCTTGACCGAATGCTGTTTACCCTGGCCGAAGAAGGACAAGCCGCTCAGAATTTTCGCGTTGTCATTGTCGCGGAACGCCTCGTGGAACATATCCACAGAGACATCGACCTCGCACATATCCTGCTCTTCCATCTTAGCATACGATTCCAGCAGCGTCAGCGCGAGGTCGCGCATCTGCTCCTTCGACGTCGCTCCGTTGGTGGCGACATAGAAAGCAGCCGGCATCGTGTCATAACGCTCCGCAAGCTCAAAGTACCGCTTGATGGCCGGAACATTCAAAGACGGCTCGCCGCCCGTGAAAATGACGGAAGCAGGGTGGATATGCTTAGCGATGCCCGACAGAACTGCGGTTGAGATGTCAAGATTTTGCGCATCTCCGCGCAGGCAGTGTTCGCATTTCATGTTGCAGCGACGAGTGACCTCAATGGCGAGGTAATTTACATAAATCTCCATTTTCATTTCTCCTTTTTTGTGATGGTTATGTGATATATAAAAGCCAGCACCCACGCGGGCGCTGACTGAACTTTCTTTTTTGTTTGTGATACTTCTTTGGTATGGTCTCAGCATACCGGCGGAAGTGGAAATTGCCGCATTCACCTTCCAGGAACCTGAGAACTGAAGAACCGGAGAACTGCAAAGAAAAAGCGCCGTCCATT